GGATAGCTTAGGTAAACTTGTCTCGTTAGAGATATTGACTAAGAAGCCGACAAGTCTTTAGCTTGGCGGTAGTTCACATTAGAAACAGACATTGATGATTATGGCGGATATGATTATGAAGATATAAAGAAATTTATAGAAGCAAATTTTGAGTAAATTGACAATTAAAAAGTAGGTAATTAAATGAGGAATGAGCATCAAGTGAACGGAGTTATTGAATTACCACCTGAAAAGTCATTTGACGAATTTTGGACTAAATTTATCGAGTTTATCGAAAGTAATGGCGGTACATTTGGTGGCGGCTACACGAGATTAGATGAAAATGGGAATGCAATTGCGGAATAAATGCAATATATAGGATTGCAATGATAGTAAGCCTTATAAGGATAGACCTAATGTATAAATAAAATATAATCCTACATTGTAGGATGATATAGATATTAAATAACATAAGAAGAAAGGATAAAAGTATGGAAGTAGAAGAATGGCTTGGCAAAAATAATCAGCTTGGAATTGATATTTGGGAGAAAAAGTATCGTTATAACAACGAAACATTTGATGAATGGTTAGATAGAGTATCAAATAATAATAAAGAATTGCGAGAGTTAATTATAAATAAAAAGTTTTTATTTGGTGGAAGGATTTTATCTAATAGAGGATTGGATAAATTAGGTAAAAAAGTTACACTAAGTAATTGTTATGTAATTGCTCCTCCTGATGACAATATTGAATCAATCTTTGACTGTGCCAGCAAGTTAGCAAGGACATTTTCATATGGCGGTGGTTGCGGTATTGATATTAGTAAACTTAGACCTAACAATGCAAAAGTAAATAATGCCGCAGAACATTCAAGTGGTGCAGTTTCTTTTATGGATTTATATTCTGATATTACAGGTACGATAAGCCAAAACGGACGTAGGGGGGCTTTAATGATTTCAATAGATTGCACTCATCCAGACTTAGAGGAATTTATTGAAGTAAAGTCAGATTTAAATAGAGTTACAAAAGCAAATATATCTATAAAAATCACAAACGATTTTATGGAAGCCGTTAAAAACAAAGAAATGTTTACCCTTAGTTTTACAAATTTAGAGAATAAAGAAACAATAACAAAGGAAATAGACGCATATAAAATTTTTAATAAATTAAGTCAAATGAATTGGGATTATGCAGAACCAGGAATGTTATTTTGGGACAGAATTAAAGGATGGAATTTACTAAGTGAATATTCTGACTTTGAATATGCTGGTGTTAATCCATGTGCTTGACATACTAGGCTCATGTAAAAAATTTCGTAAAATCGGTGAAGCCTAAGTTGAAAAATACGGTAATACCGAGAACCCACTACATCATAGGGGTTTGTAACGCATAGATGGTGAGCAACAAGAGAGCAATAATCCATCCAAGAGTACGGAACTTTGACAATATAATCAATATAAATTTCTTTAAAAGATTAGATTATCAAAGAAAATATATGCTGAACTGGTCTGAATTAACAGACGTATCTCAACATTGCTGGTATTGAGTATGAGGGAAACCTCCAGAAGTAAAGGATAAAAAACCTTTACGATAACACTATTGGAAGAACCACTGCCAGCCGGAGGTTCGTGTTTACTTGGTAGTATCAATCTTTCTGAATTTGTTAAGGAAGATAAATCATTTGATTATGCGGATTTTTCCAAAACCGTTTCAATTGCTGTTAGAGCTTTAAACGAAGTTTTGGATGAAGGATTAGGATTGCATCCGCTACAAGAACAGAGGGAATCAGTTAGGAATTGGAGGCAAATTGGATTAGGTATATTTGGATTAGCTGATATGCTAATTAAAATGGGGATTAGATATGGTAGTTATGAATCTATTAATCTCTGTGACATGATTGGATCTGAAATGATTAATGAAGCAATTCTAACGTCAAGTAAATTAGCAAAAGAGAAAGGAATATTCCCTAAATACAATAAAGAAAATACACTTAAGTCTGAATTCTATGAGTATAATACGTCAGATGAAACTAAGTCATTTGTAAATCAATATGGACTAAATAATTCTCAGCTGCTGACTATTGCTCCTACAGGTAGTTTATCTAGTATGTTAGGCGTTAGCGGTGGCATTGAACCCATATTTGCAAATTATTATGAAAGAAGAACTCAGTCACTCCATGGTCATGACGAAGTATATAAAGTTTATACCCCAGTTGTCGAACGATTTATGGCAGAAAATAATATATCAGATGATGAACAATTACCAGATTATTTTATTACAGCACAAAATTTAAATTATAAAGAAAGAATTAGGATGCAAGCAATTTGGCAGGAACATATTGATGCGTCAATATCATCTACAGTTAACGTTCCAAATTCTTTTACCATAGAAGATACAGAAGATTTATATTTACAAGCTTGGGAAAATGGATTAAAAGGTGTTACTATATTTAGGGATGGTTGCAAGAGATTAGGAATATTAACTACATCAACTGACAAAAAAGAAGATAATAAAAGTGAAGATAAGAAAACAGAACTTCCTAGAGGATACATTATTGAAGCAGATGATAACGTAATTGGTAAAAAACGTACGCTTACTACTGGATGTGGAACACTACACTGTACAGCATTTTTTGATCCAGATACTGGCGCATTATTGGAAACATATTTTAGTAAAGGATCTTCTGGTGGATGTAACAATTTTATGATTGGACTATCTCGAATGATATCATTGTCAGCTAGAGCGGGAGTTGACGTTTATACAATAGCAGATCAGTTAAATAGTTGTGGTAATTGCCCGTCTTACGCTGTTAGAACTGCAACTAAAAAAGATACATCTAAGGGAAGTTGTTGTCCTGTAGCTATTGGCAAAGCACTAATTAATATGTATAAAGAAATACAAAAAGATATTGACGCTGACTTTGAGGACGGAAAAAATATCAAACAAATAAGTAACAAAGAAATTAATCAGTTAAACAACAAAAAAATTAACAATCCATGCCCTCAATGCGGTGAAGAATTAGTATTTGAAGGTGGATGCAGCTTTTGTAAATCTTGTTCTTGGAGTCGTTGCGAATAATGAGTGATAATTATAAATTTTTTCAAAACATAAAATGTGGATATTTCCCATGTCATAAAGTACCAAAAGGCAAAGAAAAAGACTTTAACTGTATGTTATGTTACTGTCCTCTTTATCAATATTCCGATTGCGGAGGGAACTATAGTGTTCTCTCCAACGGGATAAAGGATTGCTCAAATTGTACAATACCTCATTTTAGTTATGACTATGTAATTAACAAGCTAAAAAGTATAAATTCTAAATGAAAATGAAACTGACACTTAACTGGTTTTTAAGATGTAAAGGAATGATATAAATGACGTTATATTCTAGTTGGGTAAAAGAGAATAGATACAATCCAAACAAATCATATTATTCGTACTGGAAAGATGATTATACATACATTGTAGGTGCTTATGATAAAGAAACAGGTGATGGTATTGAGCGAGAGCTATTAGTTAATCATGAGTATAAGATTAATAAATTAAATGAAATTAGAGAAGATCTAAGGTTATATACTGAATAAAAGGAGAAACTGAGTTAAAATGGCAAAAGCAAAGGGAGTAAAAACATTAAAAGATACTGTACCCGATAATGAAATTGTAAGACTAGGTGAAGTTGTAAATGAACCTAATTATATTTTCCCTGACGGTAATTTTGGAATCACAGGCAAATATGCAGATTATTCACTAGTAGAAAAGAAAATATCATATCGCACAGGGAAAGAAGATGATGGAAAATACAAAGATTGTGTTATTGAATATACAGAATGGAAAGACTATCCGTGCTATTATTCAACGATAACTGATATCTTTAAAGCTTATGCTAGAATTAATAATTTAACTGCATTTAAAACTAAAAAGTTAATGTCCACCGTTGATGAACTAATTGAGATTCACAAAAATACATACGAATTAATTGATAAAGCTTTAGGTGATTATGATATGACATTATCCAATAAGCAAGAAGAAACAGTTAGACTTGCTGACAAGAAATTAGAATTAGAAGATGAAATTGAACAGCTCAGGGGACGTATTGATACATATAAAAAGTTGGATAAAGAAATAGACAAAATGTATAACAAGATTAAGGAAAAGACTACGATCATTGTAAACAGAGATAAATCGAAAGTACACCGTGTTAAGGAGGAAAAATAACTAGTGACAAAAATAGTAAATATTAATATAAAGAAATTAAATGATAATGCAATCGTACCAACCAGAGGAAGTAACTATGCAGCCGGTTATGATTTATATGCTAATATAACAAAGCCTATTACAATATTACCACACTATACAGCTAAAATAGGAACTGGAATTGCAATGGAAATACCAGAAGGTTATTTTGGAGGTATTTTTGCAAGAAGTGGCTTAGCTACTAAGTACGGATTGCGACCTAGCAATTGTGTTGGAATTATAGACAGTGATTATCGTGGAGAAATTATTGTCGCCTTACATAATGATAGTAATCTATCACAAGAAATTCGTCCAAATGAACGAATAGCGCAGCTTGTATTAATACCATTTATTGCTATAAACTTCAATACAGTTAATGAATTATCAGATACAGAACGTTCAGATGGAGGCTTCGGATCAACTGGACTAAAATAATTGCCTAATGTAATAATAATATACTTGACACACTACAGTTATTGTGCTATAGTTATTCTAGCAACAAAGGAAATATATAAACCTAATGAATAATTATAACACAATATTTTTTGTTATATAAGATGGAAGGAGAAACTTATTTATGAAAGTAAAATTAAAAGAAAGACTACATTACATATTTTATAAGGAACCATATGGAACAGATGCAGTAATACATATCAATGATATTATTATCCCTAGAGAGTTTCTTAAATTAAAAAGTAAACCTGCTTATTGGAAAATGGTAAGAGCTAGACGTTTCTATGTAGATCATGGGTATGTTGATATTCCTGTAAGCGTTTCACCTATTATTAATGAAAGAAATAAAACAAAATACATATTAGTTGATGGATATACAAGATATTTAGTACTTAAAGAGGTTGGTATGAAAGAAATACCTATAAGATATCAGTATTAGTGTCTAATGTAATAATAATATATAAAGAGGATAATTATTCAGAAAGAAGGATATATGTGAACCATATAAAAGTAGAAATAAAAAGAATATTGATAGCAGATGATGGAAAAAGTTTTAATATTGGAGATGATATTGCATTCACATATAATGCTAAGCGATATATAGGCGAAATAGTTGATATGACAAAAGATAATTTAATTTTAACTAGAATTGAATGCAGGGGGATATAGGATCACGATGACGATAGATATTAAACAAATTAAACCAAAAGGAATGGATTCAGATAAATATAGCATTCAGCTTTATAATTTTATGAAAAAGAATTATCCAAATGGATGTAGCGTATCATACATATCAACTCAAACAAAGTGGAATAAAGAAACACAAAATACCTATGAAGAAGATAAACCATTTGATGAAGATACATTCTTTACAAGAGACATTTGGATTGGTAAAACAGACAGAAAAACATATAATAGCGATGATTTTAAAGGATACATTGATTGGATGTATGGTAATTCATTGGGAACTATTTTAAGTAGTAGTAGAAATAAATATACTGTATTTGCAAATCCTTGGAATAATAAAAAAACAGTAATTGATATTACAGAATGGTTCTGGACTAAGTACATAGAAATTGGTCGTTGTATTTGGGATAGAGATCATATGGGGTGGTTAGCTAAAGATGAAAACAGATTTACATATTTAGATGAAAATAATCGTAAATGCAATTGGTGCGGAGAAGTTCAACATAAAGAAGTCAAAGAAGAAATTATTAAAAAAGATATGTGGGTTTCAGATACTATAAAATAGAGGATTGATGTTAAATTTTAAGAAAGGAGAATTGAGAAATGAGAGAAATTTTAGGTGATAATTTAGAAAAAGTTATGGAAGTTCATAATATTAATGCAATGAAGACTTATCAAGGAAATAAAACCAATACTGATTTTCGCCAAGTGTGGGAATTAGAAGATGAAGATTTTGAAAAACTTAGTAATATTTCAGATGACGACTGGTTAGGTGATTATGGTTGGTATAGGTATGCAGAAGGATCAAATATGGAAATAGTTGATAGAAGATATAATATTAACAATCACTACATTAAAGCGTGGGATGGGGTAGGCAGAGAAGATTGGGAAGAAGAAAACAAAAAAGTCTCTCCAGATGATAGATGGTTTGAGCCGAGAAAGTATTCTAACTTACTTGAATATTTTTGTGAAGAACTAGGAGCTTCTACAGAAAAAAATGTAACAGCTTTGGCTATTGATTTGGCTAAACAAAACGGAATAAAAATGTCTGAATTATTTAAGAAATATCAGGATTAATACAATCAAAGTGATATTTTAAGTGAAATTGAGGTGAAAGCAATAAAAGAATTATATTACGATGAAGAAAAAGAAATTAAAAATCAGCTAATGTATCAGAGAATAGTTAAAGTGGAAAATAATACTTTGTTTTTAGACAATGGAAATCAATTAGAAGTTATAGCAAACTCAGGATGTGGAGGTTGTGATGCTGGATGGTACGAGGTAACAGAATTAAATGGATGTGACAATATTATTACAAATGTAGAATTTACTTGTGATGATATTAACGATACTCAATTCTATAATGATACATCATATAAAATTTTTGTATATGCTGAAGATAAAAAAATTAAAGTTTTGCAAGTTGATGGTAGTGATGGTAATGGTTATTATGGTACTGGATATTCAATCATAGTAAAAGAAAAAGTTAAATAGCATAGGTGTAATAAGTATTTTGCCTGAATTAATAGAAAGAAGATGATAAATATAGAAGTATTAGCTCAAACAGAGTATCAAGATTTATATAGAATATCAGATGGAGTACTTTTAGTTATTAATAAATTCGTACCAATTGATTTCTCTGAAAAGACAACTGGATTTGTAAAAATATATAAAAGCAGATTAAAAAAATATAACAAAGGATGCCAAGATCATTTGAAAGTACTAGATAAAGATTATTTTGATAAATGGGCTACAGTTACAGTTAAAAAAGGAACAGTTTTGTACGGAGGTATTCCGGTTATTAAAACAGATAATAAAGCAGATTGGAAGTATGAAGTCAAAACAACAGGAAGTAGTCTTGGCGGGAATTTTGATGTAATAGAGGATATGCTTAGCTCAATATTAAGAATCATAAGGACGTAATTTGAATGTAGAATGGTTTACAAAAGATTAGATATTAATAAAGCTACTGCTCAATTTGAGAATAAATAGAAAGGATAAAAATATAAGATGGATACTGTAGAAATTTTAGTAACAAAATGTGACAAATGCAATCATAAAGAAATATGTAAATATGTTAACGAAATGACACAAATACAAAGAGATGTTTATTCAATAGAAAAAACAACTGAATCACCTATCAGCATTGATACAGATTGTAGTGCCTATGAATGGAAACTACAATAACAATATAATGTTACATATAGATAAAAAATGTAAAAATATTAAATAAAGTAGAGATATTAATAGATATTTTTTATCTAAAATAAAATCATAAAAAAGGAGAAATAATGATATGAAGGCATTGGCAATGAGAAAAGTATCTATGGAAAATGGAGATTATGCGTGGATCGAGTGTAAGGGGAAAAATGAAAAATATACAGGTTGGTTTTTAAGAACTCGTGTAGATGGCAAGATTCAATATGTAAATATCAACAATACTGATTTTATGTTATCAGACACGTTATTTACAAATCAGAATGAAGAAAACTACATTTTATACTACAAAGTAGACGCTCTAACTGTACTTAAAGGGTTTGATTTTTCATCAACGACAAAGGAAAAAATATTGTTAACAAATATGAGTACTTCAGTAAAAAAAGAAATTGAATATTTGGAAAAATTAATTAGTTATGCCGAAAATGATCTTACTAATAATAAAAATAGACTAGAAGAATTAAAAATCAAACTACATAATATTGAAAATGGAATCATTCCGAAGAAGCAGTATGTATATGGTGTACATGCGTTAACCGATAACAGAGAATATTGCTGGGAAAATACTAAAGGACTTGATTTAAAAGAGAACGATATTATAGAAGTTGATACTAAATACGGAACACAACGAGCTATTATAACTAAACTTGAAGAAAGTATTGAAGATCGTGGTTGCAAATCTATTATTAGGAAAGTTGATAAATTACCGTAAAATAAGGAACTGTCTCATGGATATAAAATTAGATTTTTCAAATAAAGAAATAGATAGACTTGCAGATAAAATGGCAGAAAAATTAAACAATAAGAAAATGAATATATTGAAATATGGAATAATTAGAGAGTTTGATAACTCATGCTTATGGTTTGAACCTATAACAGATACTAAAGATGGATTTGTACTAAGAGATATAGATGATAATATAATAAGTATTTTTACTGAATCAGCAATATAGAAGTCTTTAGAATTTGTTAAATAAATTATATAAAAATGGAGGATAAAAATGAGCAGTGTGATTTTAGGAATAACAATAGGAGTATTAGCATCTGTTCTTATAGGAATAATAGGTGGTGAAATTTATGATCTATTTTATGAAACGTGGAAAGAAATAACGTGCATAGTCGTTACTATTGCATTATGTATTGCGATAACAATATCAATAACTGCCGGATTATGCAACTATAATAAATTGCAATCCACTTGTTATATTAAGAAATATAATGTAACTAAACAGACAATTGAAGAAAGTATTAAAAGTAATGCTATATCAGGAATGGAAAGATTACAATTAGTTCAGAATGTTATAGACGAAAATAAATATTTAGAACAACAACAATTCGATTGTCAACAGTGGTATGGCTTTTTAATTGATAAGGATGTACTTGAATTAAAACCTATCAACTTTAAATAATATAACTATAGCAAAATAATAATATGGAGATTAATAATTATGATGATTAGCAAAGAACAAAAGAGATTAAAGGCAGTGAACTACCACGAAGCTAAAGACTTCGTGGCTTCCATTAAATAGTTCACCAGACTAAGCTATTAGAAACAATAGCTACGATAGTATAGTTATGATACCTTTGGTTGACGCAACAGACCACTGCTCTATCGTATATATTTAAGTTGGGTTGGAATAAGAAAAGCCCTGTGATATATACATGTAAGCTATATTATCATTGTCGAGTTGAAGTTGGAAAAATCTTATGGTAATAGTAAGACAAAGTACATACCACCTGCTTTTAGCAGAGTATTTATTAGGAGGAGCTAATTATAGTTTATGTAATTTCTAAAGATAATAAACCACTTATGCCATGTGAAAATGTGGTAGCAAGATTATTATTAAAACAAAAAAAAGCAAAAGTAAAAAGAAAAACACCGTTTACCATTAAATTATTATACGATACAACAGAGTATGTTCAAGATTGTACATTAGGTGTAGATACTGGAAGTAGTCATGTAGGAACATCTGTTATTAATTCTAAAAATGAAGTTTTATATATGTCAGATGTAGAAATAAGAAATGACATTGCTGATAAGATGTCACAACGTGCAAAATATCGTAGAAACAGACGTAATAGAAAAACAAGATACAGAAAAGCTAGATGGTTGAACCGTAAAAACTCCATTAAAAAAGACAGATTTTCTCCTACTATGAGAAGTAAGCTAGACTCCCATATGAAAGAAATAGAGTTTATTAAGAGTATTTTACCAATAAGCAGATTAGTTATGGAAACAGCAACGTTTGACCCACATCTACTTAAAAATTCAAGTCTACATAATCCTATATATAAAAAATGGGGCTATCAACAAGGTGGTAATTATGGATTTGAGAATACCAAAGCAAAGGTATTAAATCGTGACAATTATATTTGCCAACACTGTAAAGGCAGAAGGAAGGATTCTAAATTAGAAGTCCATCATATTATTTATCGTAGTAACGGTGGTTCTGACGAAGAAGATAATCTTATAACGCTTTGTCACACTTGTCATAAATGTGTTCATAGTAAAAGTATAAAATTAAAACTGCTAGGCAAAAGAAAAGGGCAATTAAAACATGCAACACAAATGAACAGTATAAGATTACAGTTGTTAAAGCTATGTTCAGATGCGATAGAAACATTTGGGTACATCACAAAAGCCAATAGATTGTTGCTAAGAGTAGATAAGAAACATCACCTAGATGCTTGTATTATTGCTAGTGGTGGAAACAAATTTACTATTAGGCAAAATATACTTTATAGAAAGAAGTGTATTCCAAATGGTGATTTTCAACAGACAAAAGGTGTTAGAAGTCAACAAGCAATACCGACAGGTAAAATACAAGGGTTTAGGAAATTTGATAAGGTGAGATATTTGGGAAAAGAGTATTTTATCAAAGGCAGAATGAGTTCTGGATATGCAATACTTATGGATATAGAAGGAAATAAGGTAGACTTCTCAAGTATGCCTAAAGGATGGAAAACACCAAAATTAAGTAACTGCAAACGAATATCAGCAAGAAAAACATGGATGGTGGATAGCTTAGTGGTATAACGCAATTCATCCACTAGGCTGAAGACCTAGTGGTATTCTTGCTAGTTTTATATAAATAAGTACAACGTTTTAAATAGACTTTAAAAAGGGGGATACATGAAGAAATTAGTAACAACGCCGCTATCAAATACTATTTGGTGGGCTACGGTTAATGAAGAAAGAGGAACTATGAATACAAATACCAGAATAGATGTTACAAATAATGCAATTAATGCAGTATTAGAGCATCTTATGAATTTGGATTCTAAGAAAAAAGGTCTTTCTGGATATGTTTTTGATAGGAAAAATAAAAATGGAACTATAACTATTGCAGCATATGACGAAAGGTATATTTTAATTGCTTCTAAAGAATATGAAGAACTAAAAGAATACAAGAAGGTAAGTGATTTATGTAGATAAAGACAACATTTTATGTTGATTTTTTAAAAGATTGGAAGTGATTAGATGAAATATTGTAATGTTATAAGAACAAATATTCCTTATGAAACCGCATTTTCTAAATGCAAGTTAATACGTGCAGAGATTGATTTAAAGATTGGAGATATATTATGTGACTGCATATTAACAAGTACAGGAAATCCAATGATAATACAAGATGGAGCATCCTCTGATTATGACGATTATTTTAAAAGTGGAATGTATGTTAACTTATTTCCATTAGAATACATAGATATTATCGAATCGGACAATGGGAATATAGATATTAAAGGATTTACAGTATATAAAGACGAAAAAGTATTTCATCCACTTAAAGGTTTTGACGACAAAGGAAATGAAATTGCTGATTTAGATAAAAATAAAGAAACTGTAAAATGTAAATACTACTATGTAAATAAATCAAAAACAAAAATTAAAGATACTTGGTTTTAATAAACAACATATAAAACAAAACTACAAGAAAGGAATGAAATAATCCTAGGTAAATGTCTGCGCAGACGATAAGGTGGATTATTGGCAAATCAAAAGTATACGGCAGAAGATTTAAAAGAAATGCAATCATTTAGTTTAGATAGGAAAATTCAAATCACACAGACAAGAATACTTGAATGGTACACGAAGTTTGAAGGTAAAGTTTACATCAGTTTTTCAGGGGGTAAAGATAGTACGGTGCTATTAGATTTAGCTAGACGAATGTATCCTGATATTGAAGCAGTTTATATAGATACTGGACTTGAATATCCTGAGCTAAGAGAGTTTGTAAAATCAGTTAAAAACGTAAGATGGCTCAAACCAGAAATGAATTTTAAACAAGTAATAAATACATATGGATATCCATTAATAAGTAAAGAAGTAGCTGATAATGTTTATCGGGCAAGACGTGGCAGTAAAAATGCGATAGATCGAATGAATGGACTTAATCCAGATGGAACTTTAAGTAGTTTTAAAAAGGGAAACATAAAATATAAATATCTGCTTGACGCTCCGTTTGAAATTTCTAATAAATGTTGCACGATTATGAAGAAGAATCCTGCTAAAAAGTATGAAAAAGAAACTGGTAATAAACCGATTATTGCAACAATGGCTTGTGAGAGCACATTTAGAAAAACGGGATGGTTACAAGTTGGATGTAATGCTTTTAATAAAGATAGACCTACTTCACAACCAATGTCGTTCTGGACAGAACAAGATGTTTTACAATACATAAAGAAATATAACCTTAATTATGCAAGTGTATATGGCGACATAGTTGAAGATGGCAAAGGTAAACTATATACAACAAAGTGTGACAGGACTGGATGTGTGTTCTGTGGATTTGGTTGTCAGTGCGAAAAAGAAGATAACCGCTTTCAAAGATTAAAAAGAACTCATCCTAAATTATGGGAATATTGTATGAAACCTGTATCAGATGGTGGCTTAGGTATGAGAGAAGTATTAGAATACATAGGAGTTAAAATTGAATAAATTACATACAAGATATAGTGGTCAAAATATAATAAAAAACAATATATAGTAATAATTATAACATAAAAGAGGCATTTTATTTGCATTTTTTGAAAGGAGAGAAAGATGGGAACAAGAAATTTAACTTGTGTTTATAAGAATGGTGAGTATAGAGTTGCTCAATACGGGCAGTGGGATGGATATCCAGAAGGTCAAGGAGTTACTATTTTAGAATTTTTACATAGAGTTAATATGGATGAATTCAAAACAGCTATTGACAATTGCAGATGGATTACAAAAGAAGAATTAGATGAGATTAATGATGGTATTGATAAAGGTTATATTGTTAATTGGCAGAAACGCTATCTTGAATTAAGCAGAGATACCGGAGGAGAAATACTTGAAGTTATCACCTTTAAGAATAAAAGAATTTTGCAAAATAGTCTTGATTTCGCAAATAATAGTTTATTCTGTGAATGGGCTTATGTAGTTGATTTAGATCAAAACACTTTTGAAGTATATAAAGGATTTAATAAAGAAAAGTTATCCGAAACAGAAAGGTTTTATAATGTAGAGAACAATGAAAAAGATTATAAGCCAGTAAAATTTTTAAAGAGTTTTGATTTGAGTAATTTGCCAACTAAAGATGAATTCGTAGCTGCGTTTGCAGAAGAAAATGAGGAATAAAAACAACGTCAAATAGAGGGTTGATGTTATATTTTGAAAGGAGAAAATGAATGAGTAAAGCAAAAGTAATTAGTGCATTTCCTGCTAGTGGTAAAAGTACATATTATCGTGAATGGAGTTGCTATTCAAAAGATAATGTTTGGCACGGAGCTAACAGGCATAATAGTGATGAATTATGTGGTGATAAAATATTGGATAGTGATAGCAGTCAATTCAGTTGGATTAAAGATGAAAATGGAAACAATACCGATGTTAGAAATCCAGATTTTCCAAACAACTATATTCAACACATTAAAGAACATTTAGATACAGAGGATATTATTTTCGTAAGTAGTCATGAGAATGTGCGTAAAGCACTGGAATATAATAATATAGATTACTATCTTGTTTATCCAGATAAAAGTTTATTAGATGAATGGGTTTATAGAATGAAAAACAGAGGTAATAACGAAAAATTTATAAATTTCATTACTTCAAATTGGGATAAATTTATTGATGATATAGAAGCAGAAACATTTCCTACAAAAGTAAAACTAGAAAGTGGTGTTAATACGGACGCTATTACCGTTACAGTTATGAATAGCATTATGGATTATAAAGAAAGATTTAGAGCAGAATATTTTCAACTTAAAATAAGAATAACTGGTTTAAGTGAAATGTTAAAAAAGTACAAAGCTGATACTCTTAATTTTACTCCATCTTCTAGTTATGACTTATTAAATGCACAACTTAAGGCAATGAACTTATATGCATCATTTTTAGAAGATAGAGCAGCCATTGAAAATATTAACCTTAGTAAAAATAATCTATGGTGATATTAATATGAGTAAGAAGAACAATTATAATGAAAAATCGGAATATAATAATCCAAAGAGTCTTTATGCGGTTCCATTAAATGAGCGAAAAAAAGATTTTTTCAATTACTAGAAGAAACTAAAAACGTTGGTAGTACTAGTAAGAGGCGAGAGGAAATATTAGCAAAAATTCGAGGTGTTTATAGGTAAATAATTCTTCAATTTATACTTTGGATAGAAAATGAAGTACACAAGGGGGTATTCAAGTTGGAAAACAAAACAATTCTCAATGCAAAAATTGATTACAATATTAAACAGCTAAATGAAGCGGAAGAAAACAATGATAGCATTAAAGTAAAAAAGTTCACAAAAAATATAGAACATTATAAAAAACAATTGGACAAAGTAATTAAGTATGAGTCAAAACCAAAAAGTGAAAATAAATCAAAGAAATCTAAAAGTTAAAGTAAATAAAGGAGATTTTATTATGACAAAGAAGGAACAACTAATTCAAGTTTTTAATAATGCAAAAAAATATACTAACGATTTTGTGGCAGTGGCAATTGAAACAAAGGGAAATCAAGGAATAGAAATAATTATTAATCCGGCATATAATTTTGATCAAAAGTTAGAATATTATAACAAGGCTTATAATGATGATTTAATCCTCAATACATACAACGGAATCAGTATTATCTCGGCATGTTCATTTGACTACGATATAGAATTTACAGAGATTGAGGAAATGTTACAAAATAAATTTTAATGTTAGAGAGGTGGAGAGATAATGAAAAAAAGAATTTTATTGACAGAAGAAGTTGAAATTACACACGCAATAGATGTTGAAATTTCTAATGAAGAAATATTAGATGACATTGTTGAAGCATTGGAATGTGACAGACTCGAAGATTTTAACGATGCTATTTCAACAATAAAAAGTATTGGAAACGTAGAAATAGCATCTGCTGAAAAAGATTATGATTACAATGTTAATGGAATTGAAATTGACAAGAAAAACTAAAAGATGAAACTCTAATTCTATTAAAAATAATCACTTCCTAATGTAATAATAAAGTATAACTTACAACAAATAAATAGTAATATGGAGGAAATTATGATGTTTGGTGAAGATTATAAAGAAGAATATTATGTAATTCAAACAAAAGATGAATTTAAGAAATTTCCAGTAGATAAAAGAAACAGAATTATCTATGACGAATATGATGATTTCGGAAAGAAAATGCTAACCACTATGAACATTTACGAGACTTACTTTTACTTAGATCCTGAGTTAGCTATAGATGATATCAAGTATTACGGTTTAGATCCAGAAAAGTTTGAAGTTCAAAAATATGAATTTGCATATCGTGTAGTTCCCGACAGCAAGGTGTACGGAAAGGAGTAATAAAAATACAAGTTAAACTATACAACAATGATTGCTTAGATACACTAAAAAATATACCAAATGACTCAATAGATTTAATAGTAACAGATCCACCTTATAATACAACATCAAGAGGTTGTAGTGGTGGAACAGGTGGTATTTTAAAAGAAGAATTAAATAAAAAAGGAAAGGTTTTCAAACATAATGACATTGAATTCAATGAATGGTTACCGGTTTTGTATAGAGTTTTAAAAAATAGCGGTCATGCATACATAATGACAAATAATAAAAATCTTAAAGATATGCTAATAGCCATAGAAGATGCTGGGTTTAGTATATATAAAACACTTATTTGGGCTAAAAATAATGCGATCACTAATATGTATTATATGGATAGTCATGAGTATATTATCTTCTGTCGTAAAGGGAAGGCTAAACGCATTAATAATTGTGGTACAAGAAGTGTGTTATCTATTGATAATCCAAGAAATAAAACGCATCCCACAGAAAAACCAATTGAACTAATGAAAATCTTAATTAGTAATTCAAGTGAACCAGAAGATATAGTGTTAGATCCATTTATGGGTAGTGGCTCAACCGGAGTCGCTGCCACTGAATTGAATAGAAACTTTATGGGAATAGAAATAGACACAACATATTATAATATTGCAGAAAAGAGATTACTACAGAAAGAAGAATAACATTAAATACAAATGAAACTTTAATACAAAAGCTAATTATAACATAAGGAGATTCATATGAGAAAGCTAAGGATTTTAGGTATTCCAGTAATTATCTTTTTACTGAGTACCTTAATTCATCCGCTTCACTTGTATAACCCAACAGTAGATCAGCATCAATCTTCTGTATCAAGTGAAACAAAAGTATTAATGGAAGATGAATATAGAAGATTTGATGTCATACATGAAAATATTAAATATAAGAAGCCTATAGTGGAACCTTTAATAAGTACACAAATTGGTATGTTTTCATTATCTTTAGAAGAACTAACGGCAAATAAAAATGATGATACTGATTGTAATAGTAATACAGATGTAAAAGACAAATCAATAAAAGGTAAAAATAAGAAAAATAATAAAGAAAATACTAAGAAAAAAGAACCTGTATTTCAATTTACCAATAATGAGATAAACATATTAGAGAAAATAGTAGAAGCAGAAGTAACAGGCGGTAGCATTGATGCAAAATGTAATGTAGCAAGCGTAATAATTAATCGAGTTGAAAGCGAATCCTTTCCAGATACTATTAAAGATGTAGTATTCCAAAAGACTGGTGGAATATATCAGTTTTCACCAATTGCAGACGGTAGATATTATTCTGTAAAAGTTACGGATAATACTAAAAAAGCTGTAAAAGAAATAGTTGATAATGGAACTACTACACCGGCACTTTACTTCTTTAATATTCGTGATATCTCTGGTAAAAATAAAAGATGGATTAATAATAAATTAATATTCTTATTCAAAGATGATGTAGGACATTCATTCTATATAGAGAAAGAAGAAGGATGATAGTGTACATACCTGATAATTATGATGCATTTATAGAGTTTGAAAATGAGAAAGAAAGACAAAAAAGATTACATAATAGATACAAAGCAGAAGAACAAAATATTAAATTATCGCAATTATATGTTAAAAAAGAAAGCGGGGATAATAATACATAATGGAATTACTTTTAATTGGATTAATTTGTTTATTAGTACTTACATTAATAGTACTGATGAATGTTAAGCACTCATCTAATAAAATAAATATATTATTATATAAAAATGATGTAACCATAGATGATTGCTTAATCTTATCAGAAAAATATGGAATGAGTACAATTATTGATTCAGGTGATGTATTAGGATTTGCTAGTGATTAAATAATATATATATATATAAAAACACATACATTAAAAATACACATATAAATTACAAGGAGTAATTTGGAATGAAATTTGAAAATACAGAAGTTTTTAATTTTAACGGCGCAATTAGAGGAATGAGAAATCCACTTGAAAGTTGGCATAAAAGTGATAGCCATACTGTTAAATATAAAGGGGCAATTACAAGTTATCACATTGGAGAAAATGATTTAGCACTTGCCCAAAGGCTTATTTTAGCTGGTAATGAACATTCTAAATTTATGCGCCAAATTTTTGTAAGCGTTGATATTACAGCACCGTTATATTGGTGGTCTGAAATGGATACGTATAAAATAGGAACTGTTGCAAATAGTACAAGTACAATGCATAAAATCATGTCTAAACCATTTCAACCAGACATGTTTGAATTAAACGGAATAAGAGGATATAAAAAAGAAGTTATACAAAAACCAAATAAAATAGATGAGGATACAGAAGAATGGAAAGAATATCCCATAAATCCTAATTTTATTGTTAGCAATCAAGGAAGGGTAAAGAGAAAGCAAATAATTACTACACATAATAGAATATGGAAAGAAAGAATATTAACAAATACTCTTACACCTGATAATTATTTAAAAGTAGGTATAAAGGAAAACGGAAAACAAAAAGACAAAAGGGTGCATAGATTAGTTGCAATCACATTTATTCCTAATCCATTAAATCTCCCTGAGGTTAATCATAAAAATGGTAATAAATTAGATAATAGAGTAGAAAATTTAGAATGGTGCACAAGAAACAATAATCAACAACATGCAGTTGACCACAAATTACAACCAGTACCTATATATACATATAAAGGGAAATTATCTAAAGAACAGAGAGATGAAATTATTAAACGATATAATACAGAAGATATATCAAGAATGGAATTAGCGAAATTATATAATGTATCACATACAACCATTAGCTCAATATTAAATAATAAATATAATTATGGTGAAGGCTACGAGAATGAATACGAAACTTTTCTTAAAACAATTGATGAATTAAATGAATTAAGGGATGAATGGCTCATAACAAAAGATAAAGAAGTATGGAAAACTGTAATTCAAAAACTACCGAGGAATTGGTTACAAACAAGAACTGTTACATTATCTTATGCTAATTTACGTAATATGTATTTTCAGAGAAGAAGTCATAAACTTACTGAATGGTCAGTTGATTTTGTAAATTGGGTACGTTCACTACCATATTCAAAAGAATTAATTACACTAGAGGTGGAGGCAAAATAATATGATTGTACTTACTGGAAAATCATGTAGTGGCAAAGATTGTGTCGCTACTGAGTTAGAGAAGTTAGGATACGAAAGAATAATTACCTACACCACAAGACCTATGCGCCCAAATGAAGTAAACGGTGTTACATATCATTTTACAACAGTAGAAGATTTCTTTGTAAAATATCTAAATAATTTCTTTTTGGAAACAAGATTTTATGACGTGGATAATGGAATTTGGTTCTATGGCAGCTCAATAGAGAGTTTCAGGGATGCAGATGATAAAACATTCTGTATACTCACTCCTAGCGCTATTAAAAAACTCAAAGAAAACAATATTCCATATATAGCTTTTTATATAGACGTATCAGACTATACTATTAAGCTCAGACAAAAAGAACGTGGTGATGATACAAAAGAAGCACGAAGAAGATTTTTAGCAGATAAAACTGATTTTGAAAATATAGACCTGATAACAGATTATTGTATTAGTAATGAAAATACAGAACCTTCAGAAACTGCTAAATTAATTAAATTAAGTTATGAACATGAACTAATAAATAGAAGGAGTCAATAATATATGAAAGAATTTAAAATTTACCTTGCTGGAGGTATGAAATCGCTCTCATGGGATGATCAATGTGCATGGCGAGAATTAATAGAAGATCTTTTACATAACAATGAAGATAGCTTTAATTTTAAATATAAATTAGATATTATCAATCCGATTAAGTATTATAATTTTGAAGAAAAACGTCATAATACAGAACTTGAAGTAATGAAATATGATCTAAGACATGTTAAAACAAGTGATTTAATCATAGTAAATTTCAATGACCCAACATCAATAGGTACAGCTTCAGAACTTGCTATTGCCTATGATAAAGATATTCCTATTATTGGTTTAATTCAATCTGATGTTAAAAAGGATATTCATCCGTGGTTAATAAACTTTTGTGACAAAATCTTTACAGATACAATTAAGTTAACTGATTACGTAATGGATTTTTATCTTATATAGGAATACTATATATCGACAATGCATATGATTAGAAAGCAAAATAATTGGAGAGGTTAATATTGGCAAAAAAGAAGGAATATAAGATAATTATTAATAACATATTTAAAAGTGGTAATGAAAAAGAACGATATGATAATGTAAAAAAAATATTTATTAAGTACATAAATTCATAAAAAATAATGGGCTAGGTAAGGTTTTATATATTGCGTGTATCATAGATAAATGATATAATTGTCGTATAAACTTATCTAACCCATTTTAATTATAGGAGGTACAAATGTATAAAGTAGCTATTTATGTAAGGTTGTCGAAAGAGGATCAAGACAAGCTAAATAAAGGTGATGATAGTGCTAGTATCCAAAATCAAAAAATGATGTTAGTTGATTACGCTATTTCTCATGAAATGCAGATATACCATATTTATGCAGATGATGATTATGCTGGATCTGACACAAATAGACCAGAGTGGATAAAAATGATTAAGGATGCTGAAATTGGAAAGTTTGATATTATTTTATGTAAAACTCAAGCAAGATTTGCTAGAAGTATGGAAGTAGTTGAAAAATACATTAATGGATGTTTTGCTGAATGGGGAATAAGATTTATAAGTATAGTTGATAACATTGATACTAATATAAAAGCAACTAAGAAAAACAGTCAGATTAATGGATTAGTCGATCAATGGTATCTTGAAGATTTGTCTGAAAATATTAAAAGAACGTTCAGACAAAAAATGAAAGCTGGTCAATACTTGGGAGGTTTTGCACCGTATGGATATATAAAAGATCCAAATGATAAACACAAAATAATTATTGATGAGGAAGCCGCCAAAGTTGTAAGACTTATATTTGATCTTAGTTTACAAGGGTATGGTGTAAATATTATATCCCAAAAATTAAGTGAAATGAAAATACCTACACCTACTGAACATAAAAAAAATCAAGGGTTTAAATTTTACAATCCAAACAGTCAAATTTATTCAAAAAAAGGATTATGGGGATATACTACTGTTAAACGTATATTAAATAATCCAGTTTATATAGGCACACTTATTCAAGGAAGAGAAAAAAAGGTTAGTTATAAGAGTAAAAAAGTTGTTGTCGCACCAAAAGATGAATGGGTAGTAATAGAAAACAATCATGAGCCAATAATTTCAAAAGAAGTATTTGAAAAAACACAAAAATTATTACAAATAAGACGTAAGACATGTAAAACAACATCTGGACAAAAGTTCCAACCACATTTATTTTCCGGTAAAATAAGATGTGCTGATTGCAATTCTGCCATGACAAAAACTAGTGGTAGATTAGCGGGTGGATATGATTATTTTATGTGTCAATTAGGGAAAAAAACAAAATATAAGGAATGTACTAGACATTCAATTAGATATAATACAGTTGAAAAATATGTGGATTTAGAAATAAAAAAACAAATTAAATCAATGCTAGAATATGGTGATAATATTGAAGAAATAAAGAAACATTTCAATAAAGATGCTACAAATGATAAAAAAATATTAAGTATAAAAAAACAATTACAGAAAAATGAAAATAAGGTAGATAATCTAAATAAATCAATATCAAGTTTATATGTTGATAAAGTTAGCGGGATAGTTGACGAAAATGATTTTATTACTATTAAGGAAAATATTAATATCGAGATTCAACAAATTAAAGATAAAAATCTATTATTAAGCAATGACTTGAAATCGTTAACTGTTGATAATAAAAAAATTAATAATTTTATGGATGCAGTTCATAAATACGCAAATTATGAAAAATTAACATTTGAAATTGTTAATGATTTTATTGAATGTATTTATATTCATGAAGCAAATGAAAATGGAGAATTAAAAATAGATATAAAGTGGAATATTTGATGGGTATTCTGACACCACTCCCATGTATGGTATCGAAATACCCATCAATAAAGAAAGCAATTAAACCTTCTCTTGGTATAAGAATCTTCAACTCATGTGGAATAGAAGAATATATCTCTTTTTTGAATGTTATTTTAAAACAGAAATCAAAATTTAATCCGTATATCTTGCTTCAAGTTTAGTAACATTAAGCTCAAGTGGGGGACTATCTTTGTAAGTACCGGATTTGGTTTTTCGATGCAAATTATAATATCCATTCTCACATCTCACATGTCATAATAAAAAGAGACAAGCCATTAAAAAACTTGTCTCTTTTCTTTTACTCTTCCTTTACTATCTCAATTACATCTTCAATATTGCAATCTAACTTAATACATATTCGTTCTATTACCTTTAAATGTATCGGCACATTATTTCTCAGCTTTGTCATAGTACCAGAAGGTAATCCACATAACTCAATTAAATCGCTCTTTGTCATATCTTTATCAATTAATAACTTCCATAATCTATTATAATTAACAGCCATCATTAATCACTCCTCATATTGATTATACATAACAATTTATTAAAAGTCTATAAATTTAAAATATCTCAAACTTATAGTTGACAGATATATACTTTGAATGGTATAGTCATAGTATGAACAGAAATAGTCATAACATGAATAAAATGAGTCATAGTCTGAACTGAAAGGAGATGTATTGATGTGGCTAAAATAATAGCAGTAGCTAATGAAAAGGGTGGAGTTGGTAAAACTACAACGGTTGCTAATACAGCATATGCTTTAGCAGAGTTAGGTTTTAAAACTTTAGTCATTGACTTTGATCCACAAAATCATTTAACAGTTTCGCTAGGCTTTTCAACACCAGAAGAGCTAGACACTACATTAACAGATGCTATACGAATGTTTGCCAACCATCATAATATTGACGAGAACTTAATACGAAATTCAATACTAAAAGTCAATAATATAGACCTATATCCGTCTAATCGTATGCTAGGAGATTATGAATACGTACTTAGATCATTAACAGATGGAGAATACGTACTAACTGATATTCTAAAGATAATAGAAAATGATTATGATTATATACTTATTGATTGCATGTCTAGTTGGGGTATTTATACAATTAATGCCTTAGTAGCTGCTAACAGTATTATAATACCAACAGAACCGCATTACCTATCTTCAAATGGGTTACAGCTAATTCTTTACAATGTAAAAGCAGTTCAAAAGCGTTTAAATCCAAAACTAAAAATTGATGGTATTCTCATTACAAAATCACAAAAGAATACAAGAAACTGTAAGGATACTATTCATACTATTAAAGAGGATTTTGGTGAATTTTTTACTGTATTTGATACTATTATACCATTGGCTACGAAAGTAGCTGAAGCACCAAAAAACGGTATGACTGTAATAGAATATAAAAAGAATGATGCGGGTTCAATAGCATATCAGAACTTTGCAAAGGAGCTGAGTATGGAATGGCAACTGATAGACTAAATAAATTATTGTTAAATAACAAAAATGAAGAAGTTATTGTTGAACTACCTATAAACAAACTTGAACGTATAGAAAACTCACCATTTAAGATTTATAGTGGAGAGAAAAAAGTACGACTTATAGAGAGCGTAAAAGAAAGATTAATTTCACCAATAGTAGTAATGCCATCTGAAAATAGAGGATGCTATAAAATTATTTGCGGTGCTAATAGAGTTGATGCATATAAACAACTTGGTTATGAAAAGATTAAATCTGTTATACTAACAGATATTACAGAAAATGAAGCTATGTTAATTATGGTTGATTCTAATTTGTTCAACCGTAGTATTGATGATATGCTCCCATCGGAATTAGCTAAAGCCTTACTATTAAGGCAACGATCAAGTAAACAACAGGGCAAACGTACTGATTTAGGCAACGATGATTCAGATAATGGAACTTTCGGAACATTGTGCCAAAAGTTAAAAACAGAGTATAAGCTATCAGAAAGAAATATTCGAAACTATCTAAGGCTCAACTATTTGAATGATGAATTACTTGAATTTGTAGATACAAATACTATACCGTTTAGATCCGGAGTACCGTTATCATTTCTAAAATCTGACGAACAAAAGCAATTAAGCTCTTTAATTAATGAACAGCATTATTGTATACCAATTAAATTAGCAGAACACTTAAAAGCTTTATCTTTAAAAAACAATGAAAACATCAATGTCAAAACTGTAATAGACAATTTTAATAACGAATTAAACAAATCGTTACCATCTATCAAAATATCACTAATTGATTTAAAGCAATATATACCTAGTAATGATATTAAAAATGCCAAAGAAATTATCAAAAAAGCTTTAGAACTATATTATGCTAAATAATAATGAATAACAAATAAAAAGTAAAATGTAAAAAAATAGGGTTAGACTTTCAATCTAACCCTTACTTTTTTGTTGGGATTTCATACCCTAAAATTCAAAATTTATTTGAGCTATTAACTCATTTCTTTTTAATCTTTCGGTACTTTTACATAGGAATCTTTAATTCATCCCCCACATGAATTACCGTACTTTTTAGTCTATTGTACTCCATAATCTCTTTATATCTATTTGCATTACCTAATAAGTTTTTAGCAATTTTACTTAGACTGTCGCCTTTAACCACTTTGTATACACTATATGTACTAACCTTCAGCTTCTGACCTATGTTAATTACATTGGCATTCTTAATATTATTTAGCTTAACCAGCTTGTCTACTGTGGTATTATATTTACGGGCAATTTTAGATAATGTATCTCCAGGCTTGACAGTGTAATAATCGTATACTAATTTTGTATCTGGTTTTTCTGCCTTTTCGTCATTCTTAGGTTTTTCTTCTTTATCATAATTAGGTCTACCATAGCCAGCAATCCTAGAGTTTTTAAGACTGTATTCTTTCTCAAATACTCCACCGCCATTAGCAACAACATCTTTACCACCAGAAGTATTCCCTTCAATGGTATAGACAGTGGAAGATGTTACTTTATAAACGATACCAGTATGATTTATTCTAGTGGAACTTTTAAAGAATATTTGATCGCCAACTTTAGGATTAGAGGCATACCATCTATTCATTTTTTGATAATACAATGCAGATGTAGGAGTGTATGCACTAAATCCACCTAATAACTCTTTTGCTTTTTTAGTACCAAAAGCTTCAACAAAGCAGGTATCCACGAACATATCGCACCACGCTTGACCTTGTAAATTAACTCCTGCAAAATTATAATATTCTCTAGCAAAACGAGTATAATTGCCTTTGCCGGCATTATCAGTCAAACTATCTAACTGCTTATTACTTTTTTTTTCTAGATATCCAACGTATTTTTCTGCAACCTTAATTAAATCTTTGGCTGTGCACTTGCTCATATATGTTCTCCTTCCAATAAAAATAAGAGAGTAGTGGCTATAAAGCTACAACACTCCCAAAAAATAATTAAATGATCTAAAATATGTAATTAGTATTTTTGAATTAAACATGCATTTTATTAAACTATCTTCTTAACGTTTTTATCTTTCTTGCTGGAAATATAAGATTCTATAATACTTCTAATCCAAACGTCTAAGTTATTATACTGTTCAACAATCAGTTCACTAGCCTCTTCATTAATAAGCATTTTAGCTTGCGTTAAAGCCTTATTTAGAGCTTCTTTCTGCTTGTCATCATCAAACTTACCTTCCTTTTTTAAATCATCAACATAAACCTGTGACACTGTGTCTACAGCGTTTAATATTATATCAGTTGTATCTAAAATAACATCTTTGATGTAATCATTATCAAGTTTTTGCAGTTTCTCAGCACGTTTAGCTTTTAAATAATTAATAGCACTTGTAACAATAATAGGAACACATGCGGTAAGCACTATATATAATAAGTTTTGTAAAAGTTCATTCATAATAAAATCCTCCTTAATTTATAATCTGGTTTAAATCAATTTGTTCCCTTACATCTTTAGAAAAAGATTTGTAAATTTTTAATTTGTTTTCAGTACGACTTTTAATATAATAAAAAGAGTTGGCGGCTGTAACTTCGCCCCAACTCACAATAGTGATTTCTTTTAAATCTGAAATATCAATTTGTTTAAAAGTTCCTATAATACACAAAATGGTAAGCATTATAGCTATTGAATAACTGACTAGCAAAATCAACTTACTGGTTTCAATTCTCTTTTTCATGCTATCACCTAATCTACTAATCTACGACATCCAAACTTTGAATAAAGGGATCTATTGTTTTTTCAAAAAGTCCATTACCATGTTTGTTTTTATAACTAACATATAATTCATCATAAGCTTCTTTTTGAATCATGGTTATATGTCCCTGCTGCTTTACCTTTTCATACATGTCAAGTAGTACAACTCTAGCGGTATCTCTATTATACTTATCATCAATTTTATTTCTTTCATGAATGGTTTCTGTAAGTGCATCTATTTTTTTATTAATCAATGATATTTCATTATCGTGAACCGATATATCATTAACTAAATCATCATTTTTTTTCTTACGATTGTAAAGATATAAAAACTTCTTATGACATTCTTTCGCAATTGATACTGCTCCTTTAATAAGTACAAACACTCCTACTACAACCGCTATAATTGTAGGCAATCCAATTTTACTTAATTCGTTTATCCACTCCATATCGCATATTTCACCAGTCCCTTTCAGTCATTTAAATATTTGACAAACAGCATGATAATGATATATACTTGAACCATACTATTTGCATAGTATAAGAGCTATCACTATTGTTGTTACGGAATGGCATAGTGATAGCTCTTTTTATGATTATTTAATATTACTTTAAATACTTCATTTAATTCCTATCTAATTCTTCATATCCTAACTTAGACAAATAATCAATTACACCTTGTTTAAGCTTTGCCGGTACATTGTCAATAGTAAATTCACCATTACTATTAATGATCTCAATAGCATATAACTTAACTAACATGAATCCTCCTTTCTGCCGTAACTTAGAATTGATAACTTAAAATTACTTAAGCGAATACAACATCAGCTAATTCCATAATGCAACCTTTCAATAAATCATTCTCTGATTTAAGTGTAGCTATTTCTCCATCTAAATCTTCAATTATATATTTGTCTTTAGACTTTTCATATTCATCGTATGTCATCTGTATTTCATCATATATAAACAACTCAGGATTATCTTCTGATTGTTTAATATTGGAACGAATATATACCGTATCTTTATTAAATTCAACATTTCTATTGTTGATAATTTTTAAAATATCTATATAACCATTTACGTTTTTAACATAATTTATCAATGTATATCTACCTCCATTAATATTTATTAGTATACGAAATTTATATTAATACAGTTTTATGTTGTTTTATATTTTACCAAGAGGTAAGGCAATTAAAGTATATTAAATATTTATAAATACATTAAGCGAGCGCCAAGATACGAAAACGAATTAGAAGCAGAGTAAGTCAGATTCCAGCAGAAAGCACCACCAGCAGAGACAACACCACTACCCGAATACCCACCAAAAGCGCAAAGTTGTGAAGGCATAATATATGAAGCATCGCAATAGTATGTAGTAGTAGAACCACCTTTGGTATTAGGCAAAAACCCAAGTTCTCTAATACCTTGAACAGTTTTTATAAATGATCCATTAATAGAAGGTAATACATTAGGATAGGTAGTATAATTATCACCATTATCATTAAAACTATTTAATGCCGTCATAACTTGCCAATTTGCGTTAGTCACAATACCATCAACCCAACACCATATATTCCCCCATAAATCTTCAATACCAAATAATTTAATTTTACCATTAGTCTTTGGAATACCATAAGTAAATCCCTTAGTATCTAATGTACCAGTATTCCCACTAGCACCATTACCAATTACTGATTGTGAATTTAAGTTTTTATATTTAATTAAATATAAACATTGAATCAAAGTAATGGGATAAAACGACAATATATTATAGCCATTCCCATTATTTTGCGCTTGAGTTCTAAATGTACCTATTGTTTGACTCGATGTTTGTACTTTACCACTTAAACTTCTTAATTTACCATCTATAAGGCTACCACCATAAGCACTAATATATAATTTTTCTCTATCTCCTTCTTTTTCCCTTGTATGAGCATAAAAACAGAATCTATCATCAAGCATCTTAGCTTTTGGGTTATCTGTGATTTTTATATATAAATAATTGCCTTCTCTATAAATCATATATGCTATTTTAGGAATTTCAACCATAACATCACCATCATTACCACTAGTAATATCTGCTGGATCTATACCATTCGCTTTATAATTATAATCATCTTTATTTAAATAATAATTAACGACTCCATCTTTAAGTAAACAAGGTCGTATATTTGTATAAATTAAAGTATCATCCCAATCATCACTTCCAGCTTCCATCCCAATAGCATCATCCGTATATTCCAAAGCTGTTTCAGGATTTGAGTTTGTCTCATCAATTCGAACACCATATATTTTATATGTTTCATCTTTTATTGGTAACCCTATCATATTATTTTGAGGGTTTCTATTCACTGAACCATCCTGAGCGTAAATAAATAATTTATAATAATATGTAATACCATTAGTAAGCCCAGAATCTATATATCCGTTTTCAGTATATTGATCCCGAGTATAATTTGTAACTAATACAGTACCATCATTAACATCAACAGGATAGCTACCTATCTTACGCACAAGCGTAGTATGATCCCATATAGAATATATAATTCCTTCATCATCTATTAAATCCAAAGGATCACTCCATTTAATAGTTACTTGACCCTTACCTGCAATAACTTTTTTATTGGATACATCAGCTGGAGGAATACCATTGTCATATTCATCTGTACGGCTAATGGTAATTGTATTATTTTCCTCATTATTTTTAATTACTATGCCATCTGTACCAATAATAGACACATTTCCATTCATAGAATTTATACGTGCATTTACAGCACTCTTATCAGTTAATACACCATTGATTTTCCAGCATAATGTTTCATTATCAATTTCTACATTTGGAAGTAATACAGTAATATCAAATAAATCTACCCAATCATCTGTTCCGCTAATACAGTATTGAACCATTGGATGTTCATATCTCAATTCAATGCCACTTGCTACAATCCCTGTATCAGTATCACCTATAAGCCAATGATATGTAGTTTTATCTATAGATGGTTTAATATGTTCAGCTAAATAATCTCTTAATACACTTACAAGTGCAGCCTTTGTATCACCATTAGTAGAATCATCTATCAGCAATTTATAATGATCTTGGAGAATGTTTACCAATTCTAAATCACCTATTGTTATAAAAGTATCAGCCATATTTATCCTTTCTTATATTAATCTTGTATAAAAATAAGAGGCATTAACATCTTAACACCTCTTAAGATTTCTTTGATAAAAATTTATAATCCACACCATTTTTACGTATTGCAATATATTTATTATTAGCAGTAGCTAAATATCTATATAAATCCACAGTAAATATATTACTAAAATCAGATTGTATATATTTTGTCACATCATTTGAAAATGCCCTAACAGCAAAAGTATAACTATCACGTTTTGCTATACTATATACATAATTCAAGTTGCTGCCTTCATAAATTATAGTACCATTCATGTACAACTTATAATAATCACAATTATTAACAGCATTCCACGATAAACTAACTTGTTTATTTTCATCTGAATATTCTACTACTAATATAGGCGCATCCAAAACAATTCTATTATCTTCTTGACCAGTATCATATAC